GCGCGCGGCGCGGTCGAAGCCGTCCTGCAGCTTGGCGAGCCGCGCCTCGAGGTCGATCGACAGGGTGGCGAGTGCCATGCGTCAGTCTCCCCGGCCGGCAATGTCGGGCCGGCGCCAGGTCTTGATGGTGGCCAGGCGCTGCAGCAGGCCCTCGACGTCGCCCACGCCGAGCAGCTCGCACACCACGGGCAGGCCCGCCCAGTCGATGCCGCCCATGCCGTTGGCCAGCAGCACGTGCGCCTGCGATGCGATCACGTCGTCGGGGCTGGCCGCGGCGGGTGCTTCGCCCTCCCAGTGGACGCCGGCGGCGGCGTCCAGGAGGGCGGTCAGTTTCCCCGCGCGGCCTCCTGCGCGGCGCGGCGCTCGTCGAGCTTGGCGATCACGGCGGCCAGCAGCACGGGCACCCATTCGACGTGCTGGTCGAGCGCCAGGCGCCAGGCGTCGTCGCTGAAGGCGACCGGGTGCGCGGCGTCGCCGCCGGGCTCGAGGTCGGCCTCGGTGATACCCTGCCAGTCGACGACCAGGCCGGTGGCGGCGCGGTACTGCTCGACGCCGCCGCGCATCAGGCGGATCTGCTCTTCCCACGTCGGAAGGCGCCATTGCACCTGGCGCGTGGCGGCGTCGTCGAGCGGCAGCCAGTACAGGCGCGCGGCGCGGATGCGCGCGATCAGCTCGGCGGTGGCGTCGGGCGGGGTCATGGCGCGGGCGGGTCAGCGGGTCAGACGTTGGGCTTGACCGCCCAGCCGGCGCCGATCACGGTGATCTGCCCGGTGGCGAGCTGGCCCGCGCTGACCGATTCGCCCGGCACGCTGGGCACGCCGTAGTAGACGCGCAGCACGGTGCTGCCCTGCGTGATCTTGAACAGCACCGACGTGCCGTTGCGCGCGGCCGCCTCGACGAAGGCCAGCGCGGCGCCGTTGGTCACGCCGTTGCGCACGTCGATCGTCAGATCCTGCGCCGCCAGCAGGCCGGCGATGTTGCGCTGCTTGACGTCGATGAGGCGGGTGTCGTCGAGCTGCGCCGCGGCACCGCCGCCGACGGCGTAGGCGGCCGCCTCGCTGATGGTGCCCCAGGTGGCCGCGAGGGTCAGCGTGCCCGCGCTGAAGGTGCTGTAGTTGGTGGTGTCGAGGCCGTTGAAAGTGATGGTGTTGGCGTCGGTGTCGGTGCAGTACACGGCCTGGCCGTCGAGCTCGACCATGCCGGCGCTGACCGTCCAGTAGCCGACGTCGCCGGTGTCGACCGTGTGGCTGGTGAGCGTGGCGACGCCGGGGTTGGCCTTGGTGACGGCCGTGGGGCTGATGGGGCTGTCGAAGGTGAGCGCGACCTCGACCTTGACGTTGCGTCCGACGATGGTTGCCATGGGGTCTCTCCTGCAGGGTCAGAGGGCGGGCCGCGCGGCCCGGGGCGGAAGCGATGCGGCCCGCACAGGGCGGGCCGCGGCGGGTTGTTGGCGGGCGGGCGGCGTCATGCGTCCCACCATTCGACGGTGAGCACCGTGGCATCGGCGCCCACCTCGGGGTCGTAGCTGGTCGCGCGGGCGGTGCACACGCGGCCCGCGGCCAGCAGCGCGGCCTGCACGGCATCGGCCACGGCATCGGCCTGCGCGGCGGTGTCGGCCCAGCACTCGGCGGTGATGGTCACCGCGTCGGCGTGCACGGTGTTGTCGAGGCCGAAGTCGAGCTGGTGCTGCGCCGCGAACACCACGTACGGGCGCGGCGCATCCTGCGGCACGGCGTTCTGCGCGATGCGGCCGGCGACCAGAGCGGTGACGCCGGCGTCGGCGACCAGCAGGGCGCGGAAGGCGGTCTCTACGCTCATGGCTGCGCGCCCTTCCCTCGGTTGAGCTTGGCGATGCGCGGCCCGATCTCGCGCTGGAAGACCTGCAGCGCCGCGCCAAGCATGCGCGCGCCGGCCTCGAGGAAGCGGTGCCCGCCCTTGGCCTTGGGGTCGCCGCGCTCGTTGGCCCGGCGGCGCTCGCGCTTGCCTTCGATGCTGTGGTCGTTGCCCGCCGGGTTGAAGCCGAAGTTGACCCACCGCCAGTAGTAGGGATCGCGCGGGCTCTTGGCGCCGCGGTCGGCGCCCTTGGCGGGGCGCACGTTGACGAAGACGCCAACGTCGCCGCGCCTGGTGCTGAGCTTGCTGGTGCGCACGCTGATCTTGCGCTTGAGCAGCCCGCGCGTGCGCACGCCGCGGCGCAGGGCGCTGGCGCCGCTGTAGGTGGTGGTCTTGAGCACCGGCGCGACGCGCCGCGCCTCGCGCTGCACGAGCTTGGCGCCCTCGCGCAGGGCCTCCCGCAGGGCCTTGCGGCGCAGCTTGGGCACCACCGACAGCAGCGCGGCGCGCATGTCCTGCAGGCCCGTGATCTTCACGAAGATGCCGTCAGCGGCCATCGCGCACCCCTGCGACGGTGATGAGCTCGAGCGTTTCGCGCCGGCCGGCGGGGTCGGCGATGCTCACGATGTCGTGCGGCTGGTCGCGCCACAGCACCTGATCGGTGACCTGCACGTCGGCGCGGTGGCGAATAGTGAACGTCACGCCGCCCTCGGCCTGCTGCTGGCCGGCGGCGAAGAACTCGCGCCCGCGCTGCGGCCGCGCGGCGGCCCACACGGTGACCAAGTTGGCCCAGGTGGTCGAGGGCTGGCCGAGCGCGTCCACGCCCGCGGTGCGGCGCCGCAGGGTGATGCGCTGGTCGAGCTGGCCGGCGTTGTAGGGCATGGGCGGGGTCAGTGCGCGTAGACGCGGAAGGGGTCGAGCAGCGCGTCGACGTAGCGGTTGGGCAGCTCGGCGACGCTGACGCCGACGACGGTGCCCTCGCGGTGCTTGTAGGCGGTGGCCACGTCCATGAGGATCCAGGTGCGCAGCGCGACCGGCACGTCGGCCGCCGCGTCGCCGTAGCCGCAGCGCACGCGCACCTTGATGGCGTTGGCCGACTCGGCCACGTCCACGGGCCACGCGGCGCCGGTGGCCGGGAACACGTAGCCCGGCAGGCTGAGGGCGTCGAGGTCGTAGGTGACGGAGTCGACCGTCTGCACCTGGCCGGCGGTGTCGAGGTACTGGATATGCACCACGGCCTGCGCGGCGACCAGGTCGGGGTGCAGCTTGATGGCCTCGCCGTCGGGCGGGAAGGCGTCGAGCACCATGTCGCGCACCTGGGTGATGAGGCGGCGGCCCGTGGCGTGCTCGCACCGCTCGCGCGCGCTGACGATCAGGGCTTGCAGCAGCGCGTCGTCGGCCGTGAGGTCGCTGTCAACGCGGCACTGCAGCTTCGCCTCGCTCAGCGTCACGGGCTCGACAGCGGGCGCGGTGATGAGGATGGTCTCGGGCATGGCGTTACCTGCCGCGGCCGGGCTTGTTGCCGGGGCGCGATTGCGAGAGCACGGCGGGCCGCACGGCGCCGCCGCTGAGCAGGCGGCGCGGGGCGGCGGTGATGATGCCGAAGCCGCGAATGAACACCGCGACGATCGCGTCGCCGGCGGTGGCGGCCTCTTCCATGCTGCCGGTGACGACGTTGCCGCTGGTCCAGGCCGGCAGGTCGGTGGCGGTGGCGGCCTCGGTGAGCAGCGCGCTGGTCTGCATGCCGGCAGCGGCCAGCTCGACGGCCGCGGCGGGCTCGAGCTGCTGCACGCCGGCCGACAGGATGGCGACGACCGACTCGCCCGCGGTGGCCGCGCCCTGCGCCTGCGCGACGGCCTGCAGCGCGGCGGCGACGGCATCGGCCAGGCTGCCGGCCTCGGCGAGGGCGACGCTGTACGCGGCGCCGCCCCAGTTGGTGGCGTCGGCGGCGCTGGCCGGTGCAGACACCTGCACGCCGAAGACGCCGGTGACGGTGACGGCATCGGCCGCTGCCAGAGTCTCGCTCTGCGCCGCAAGCAGCTGCGCCAGGCTGGCGACGGCATCGGCGGCGCTGGCCGCCTCGGTAACCGTGACCTCGTAGCTGGCGGCGCCCGAGGCGACCGTGTCGGCGGCGCTGGCGGCCTCGCTGATGACGCCGATGCGCACGGCGGTGGTGGCGGCGGTGTCGGCAGCGCTGGCGGGTTCCGACGCGGCGGCGGTGGCGAGCAGCTGGGCGGCCGCGGCGTCGGACGCGGCGGCGGCTTCGCTGGCGGCACGGGCGGCGGTCACGGCGGCGGCGAGGGTTTCGGTGGCGGTGGTGGCTTCGGCCGCGTCGCGCGCGGCGAGCAGCGCGGCGGTGGCGGCGTCGACGGCGCTGGCCGCCTCACTGGCCGCGCGGGCGGCGATCAGCGTGGCGGCGATGGCGTCGGTGGCGGTGGCGGTGTCGGTGAGGGTGACGTCGTAGACGTTGGCCCCACCCGCCGACACCGGAATGATGATCTGCCGCGGGGCGAACAGTTGCCACGGGTCTGCAGATACTGACCGGATTTCAGCTTCGCTTAACTTCCTCGCCCACATGGCAATCATTGCGATGTCGCCATTGAAGAAGTTTTGTGGCGCAGCACTAAATGAATGACCGACAACAAAAGAGTTAATGCTCGGCAGCGTGCCGGTAGCATTAATATTTGTCGTCGGCGTCTGCGCGATACCGTCTAGGTACAACGCATTATTAGCCGTGTTGTCGTCGAAGACCGCGGTAAAGGTTGCCCATCGGTCGTAAAACAGCGACGACGAGCCCGCCAGGAAGTATTTGCCGCCAAACGACGAAGCGTTCTGGATGACGCGGACCGGGTCGTTCGCTTCAGTGCCGCTCAGGTCCAGAGTCGCGTAGTGACCGGCCGTGCCGGAACCAAACCCCGCTAGCGTGCACGTGCTAGAGGTCGCCGCCGACGAAATGCGCGCGATGGCGTGAATCGTCAATCCCTGCGCCGTATTGACCCCGGAGGCAGGTATCCTCAACCCATGACTGCTCGCCGGGCTGAACGACTGGAATACCCCGGGCAACCCGGTCCCGACTGTCGGCAGATTGCTCGACGGCTCTAATTGCCTTCCGGACTCAGAGTCAACCCGTGAGGCGGCGGCGTTCCACGCCAGCACGAGGCGGCTCGTCAGCGGTATGCGACTGACCGCGTACGATACCGGCGGCTGCCGCGTCCACGGCTGACGGAGAATGACGCTCACGGTTTAAGCAACGTCAACTTTGACCGGCATGTAGTAAATCTGGTTCGGGTCGCCTGTCGTCTCCAACGTCGTGCCGGTGGACTGAGCCACGAACAGCGCCCAATGCGTCGGTGGAACAGGCGTCCCGAATACCGCGCAGATCGACCGCGCGAAGAACGGATACTTCCGGCTCGCCGACGTGTCGGTCGTGATGCTGGCGACAAGCCGCAGCGTGTCGCGGACTTCGGTGTCGTGCAGGGTGGCTGTGCCCTCGGTTCCTTCCGTACCGGCCGAGAAGATGTCGGGCCACGTCGGCGTGTCGTTTAGCGAGCAATAGGCGTAAACATTGATAACGCCGGCCGACAGGCCCGATGACTCGACCTGGAATTCGCCCGAGACGATGTAGTCCATCGCCTTCGTGCTGGTGTTGTCCACGGCGGCCGAAGTCCACCCCGACAGCCAAGTAGACGACGACGCAATGCCGTCTAGGTTGGTCTGCGTGAAGGCAACGTCGGTGCCGTAGTTCGCGGTTGCGGTTGCCATGCGCTACCTCACGAGTTCCAGGCGTCTTGCACGTCCTGCAGACTCAGATCACCGATCCACGACCTGTCCAGCGCCGTGACTGTGCCGGTGGTCTTGCTGTTGCCGCCGAAGATGACTTCTGCGCGCGAGGCGTTTTCGGTGCCGGCGAGCAGGATCGCTTCGGCGTTGCTGTTTGCCGTGGCGTTGCCCCACACGTCGGTAATCCACTTGCGCACCTTGTTGCGGCCGAAGTTGCGGGCGCGAGCGAGGAAGAAGCCCCACGAATCGCGCTTGCCGGCCTGCAGTGCGTCGAACGTCGAGTAGTCGGGCGCCTCGTCCGAGGCTTGCGGCAACACCGCAGCGCCCCACGCTTTGACGACAGGATCGGCGTCCTTGTTGAGTTCTCGGGCGATGAAGTCGGCGTTGTCCGCTGTCTGCGGAAGCGTACCGAACACGGGATCGGCTGCGATTGCGGCCTTCAGGGCTTGCAACTGGTTTTTGGTCAGGCTCATGGCGCGCTCCGTTACAGGCTGGCCGTGTAGGTGACGTTCAGCGTGTCGCCGTTGGCGACCGCGCGATCGCCGCCGCTAAACAGGCCCGCCGAGTACAGCGCGCCGCTGGTGTTGCCGACCGTGGCACTGGGCGCAACGCCTGCAGTGCTGCGACACAGCAGAAAAGCGCCTTTGATGGTGTCGGTGGCGATGATGGAGAAGCTGACCGACGCCGAGGTCGCCAGGGTGCCGCCGCTGGCCGTTGCAAAGCTTGGAGTGCCGCGGCTCGCGCAAGTTGCCGCGGGCGCCTCGTTCCATCCGTTGGCCGGGCTGCCCGAACCCGCCGCCGTGATGCTTGCCGCGGTGTTGCCGGCCGCGACGGCGCTGTAGCCGGTGTCCTCGATCAGGCCGAGCACTTGGCTGGCGGTGTAGCTGCTGCCCTTGAGGAAGTGCGTCAAGGCCGCGTTCTTCCCCTCTGTGGTCACCAGGTTGGTGAACCTGTCCTGCCACTTGGTCTCGAGCGGGATGGCCGCGAGCTGCCGGCGCCACATGGCGATCAGCGGCGCGCACAGCACCGCCACGAGCTGCACGCGCGACCAGGCGGCGATGCGGTCGCGCAACGCCACGTAGCGCGCGCGCTGCGATTCGATGGGGCCGACGCACTGGGCGCGGTACAGGCCGTGCGCGCGGGCCGACTCGGCGGCGTGCGCGCCCTGGGCGATGCTGGCACCGGCCGCGGCGGCGGCGTGCGCGCGCTCGGGCTGGCTGGGGGTGGCGGGCGTGGTCATTGCGCGACCTCCTGCAGGGCGTCGGCGTCGAACCAGCGCTGCACGGGCTGGCCCGACTCGGTCCACTCGACCAGCAGTTCGAGCTCGTCGGTGGCGGGGTTGATGCGGCGATCGACGACCGTCCCTTGGATGGGCTCGGGCGGCGTCACGCGCACGGTGGTGCCTTTCTTCATGGCTGCGGGCTCCGTGTGGCGTCGAAGCGCCGCGGGCCGCACATGGCGGCCCGCAGCGTGGTGGTGTCAGTGCCGGGCCGGCCCGTCAGGGCTTGACCTCGACGACCGCCGAATTGTCGACACCGCTGGCCGGGCCGTAGCGCGGCTCGAGGCCCAGCACCGCGATGGAGCAGGTGCCGCCGGTGGCGCCGCCCGTCGTGATCTTGCCCCGAATGTGCGACTTGCCCGACGCGACGACCTCGTTGGTGTCGACGCCGATGACAATGATCTTGCTGTCGTTGGCCGAGGCGCTGGCGGCCAGCTGCGTGGCCGCCTTCAGCGTCACGTTGTTGGCGCCGTTGCTGTCGCACGTTTCGACCACGCAGTCGATCGTTTCGCTGGCCATGTCGCCCAGCCGAAAGACGACGAGCGCCTTGTTGACGTTCTTGACGCTGGCCGCGGTGGTGGTCAGCGGCGTGCTGTTGGCTGTGCCGGTCGACCACTCGAGCACGGCGACCTGGTCGGCGGGGGAGCCGGTGATTCCGCTCATGATGGGATCCTCTCAGTGTGGGGTGGGTGGGTCAGCGCGCCTCGAGCGTGATGAAATGGCTGAGCGTGTTGCTGCCGCTCTTGCGCGAGATCGGCGCCGAAAGCCACGGCTGGCCGCCGAAGCGGAAGGTCCAGCGGTAGGCGGTGGTCGCTTGGTCGAACCACAGGTGCATGCTGACGTCGCCCTTGATCCCGCCCGCCTTGTACGGCAGGAAGTAGCCCGGCAGGTAGGCGAGGTAGATGTCGCCCAGGTCGCCCAGCGTAGCGCAGGCCTCGGTGGTGATGACGGGCCGGCCGAGCAGCGTGCTGTACGGCAGGGTCGAAAGGCCGCCTGGCGGCATGAAGAGCGGGATGCCGCCGGTGGCGCTGTTGTTGGCCGGGTTCTGCACCTGAAAGCCCAGCTCCATGAGCTGCGTCTCGCAGTCCTGGTTCATCAGCCAGACGCTGCGGTTGCGCACCTGCGCAGGCATGCGACTCCACATCTTGGCGATGTTCTTGGCGTGGATGGTGTCGACGGCTTGGCTCGCCTCCTTCGACACCGTGACCAGCGCGCCGCTGTTGGCGATGCCCAGCGGCTGGCCCGCGCCGGTGCCGTTGATGATGTAGTCGGTCATCTTGAACTGCATGGCCTCGCCCGCCTTGGTGGCGATGAGGCGCGACAGCATGGGGCTGTCCTCGAGCAGCTCGTCGGTGAGCGGCACCAGTGCGTAGATCTCGTTCAGGCGGACGGTGATCTCCTTCAGCGCCGGCTTGCTTTGCGTCATGGCCGCGGCCTCGGCGCGCGAGTAGACGCGCACGCCGCTGGTGCCCCAGGCGGTGGTCTCGTCGGTGGGGACCGTGACGCTGTTGCTGCTGGTGGGGATGGCGTCGACGCGGCTGAAGAGCGACTCCTCGCCCTGCACCAGGTTCATGATCTCGGTGCGGAAGTCGGGCGGCACGGCGAAGCCGCCGTCGGCGCCCACGCCTTCGGCGCCGTAGGTGGTGAGGCTGGCGTTGCGGAGGCGGTCGTCCATGCCGGCGCCCTGCACCGCGCGGCGCACCGCGAAGGCGAAGTCGGCCAGGTTGCGGAAGCCGCCGTTGCCGCGCGCGCTGGCGTGGCCCGGGTGGCGCAGGCCGACGGTCTGCACGTGCGGGCGGCCCGCGGCGGGGCGGCCGGCGTGGTGCGGCGCGACCTCGTCGTCGCCGATCGGGTCGCCGGCGTTGGCCGGCGCCTGGCGCGGCTGCGGGGCGTCGAGGCGCTGCGCCTGGGCGACGACGCGCTGGCGCAGGTCGATTTCGTTCTCGAGGCGCTCGACCTCGCCGGTGTTGTCGGCGATGAGCTTGCGCTCGTCGCTGGTGAGCTCGCGGCGCTCGGCGTCGGCCGCCTGGATGATGGCGTGGCTGGCGTCGACCAGCTCGCCCTGGCGCGCGCGGTACTGCGCGATCGTCGGGTCGGTGGCGTCGGCGCGGATGCCGAACAGTGCAGCGACGGCCCGCAGGGCCGCCTGCCGCTTGGCCCACTGGGCCTGGGGCGTGAGTCGCTGGGACATTGCGGTTTCTCCAGTGAAAACGGCCGCACGTGGCGGCCCGGTGGTTGCGCCTCGCGGCGCGGCTTACGCGGCAGGCTGGGTGCCCGCGCCGCGAGTCTTGAAGTCTTTGAGCAGCTGCGCGCGCTGCATGCGCTGCTGCGCGGCGGCCAGGCGGTCGCGCAGGGCCTGGTCTTCGGCCGACAGCGTGACGACGGGCGACGCGGTCTGCGCGACGGGTGCGGTGCCCGGGCGCAACGCGGCCGGCACGTGGCGGAAGCTGTACCGATCGGGCGCGGCGTGCGCGGCCATGCGCAGGTTCTCGGCGATCTGGCTGGCGAACTTGCGCGCGACGGCGTCGTCGGACGAGAGCCAGGTCTCGGCGGCCATGAGCTCGCGCACCTCGGCCATGGGCAGCCCGGTGCGCGCCACGTATACGCCGGCGAGCTTGTCGGTGACGCTGTCGAGCAGGTCAGCCTGGCGCCGCAGGTCGGCCGCGTTGCCGACGGCCATGGTCCAGGCGTCGTGGATCATGAACCAGGCATTCTCGGCGATGCGGATCTCGTCGCCGGCCATGGCGATGACGCTGGCGATGGACGCCGCGACGCCGTCCACGTGCGTGGTGACGCGCGCCTTGTGCTGCACCAGCTGGTTGTAGATGGCCAGGCCGTCGAAGACGTCGCCGCCGTAGCTGTTGATACGCACGTCGATCGTCGACAGCTCGCCCAGGGCCTTCAGATCCTTGGTGAACTGGTCGGCGCTGACGCCGCCGAACCAGCCGGCGCCGACGTCTTCGTAGATCAGCAGCTCGGCGTGCTTGCTTCCCTTGGCGTAGAGCGCGTAACCGGCACCCATGTCAGGCCCCGCGGTTTTCGGCGTGCACGGTGCCGTCGGCCTCGCGCCAGGCAACGTACGTCTGCCCGTCGAAAACGACGGTGACGCGCTCGCCCGGCTCGGCGCTGTGCACGTGCTCGAGCACGTCGGCGAGCACGCGGTCTGCCGGCTGCGCGGCGGCCGGGTCTGCGTCGGCCTGCGCCGGCGACTTGATGCGCTTGGTGGCCATCAGTGCACACTCCTCTGGGCTCGCTCGCGCTGGCGGCGCGCGCGCTGGACGATGGGCTCGTCGTCGTCTTCGACGTCGTCGACGTCGTCGGGCTCGTCGGCGTCGGATTGCTCGCCGGCGTCGGCACGTGGCGGCGGCGGCGCCGGCGGGGCGGCTTGGCCGAGCTTGTCCAGCGCGACCATGTTGCCCTCGACGATGTACTGGTCGCCGCCGGCGCCTTCGGGCAGCGGGTTCATGTCTTCGAGCGCGCGCCATTCGTCGGCGTTGATGACGCCGTTGCGCCGCATGATCTGCAGGCCCTCCTGGCGGCTCTTGTAGTCGCCGCGGAGAAGGCCCTTGAGGTCGAACTTGGTGTAGAGCGCGAGGCGGTTGGCACCGAAGAGCTTGTAGTCGGCCTCCTCCTCGAGGCGCAGGCACCACGGCGTGATGCTGTCGACGACGACCTCGATGCTCTGGTGCTCGATGTTGCTGAAGGTGCTGCGCAGCAGGTGCATGACCTTGTGCGGCGGCACGCCGAACCAGCGGCAGATCTCCTCGACCTGGTGCTGCCGGGTCTCGACCAGCTGCGCGACCTGCGGGTCGGGCGCGAAGCGCTGGTAGCTGGCGTCGAAGTCCACAATCATCGTCTTGTGCGCCTTGCGCGCGCCGGCGAACTTCTCCTCGAGCTTGGTCTCGAGCGTGCGCAGGCCCTCGGGCGACAGCTTGCCCTTCATCGACAGCAGGCCGCTGGGCGCGACGCCCTGGCCGAAGTAGCTGGCCCCGAAGACCTCGGTGGCGCGGGCCCAGCCGATGGATTCGGCCGCGTACGCGACGACGTTGAGGCCGACCGCGCCGTCGCCGAAGCCGCGCAGGTGCAGCACCTGCGGGCCGCGCAGGTAGGTGATCGGCTCGCCGCTCGACCAGATGCGGTAGAGCAGCTCGCCGGTGACCTCGTCGCGCACGAAGTCGACGCGGTCGGGGTGGATGGGCCAAAGCGCGATCGGCTCGCTGCGGTTGTTGAACTCGATTTCGGCGATGGCGTTGCCGTACCGCGCCGCGGCGCCGACCATCGTCTCCTTGAAGGTGAAGGGCGACATCTCAGGGTTTGGACGCACGCGCAGCAGCCGGTGCACGGCGTGGCCGCGCATCTCGCGCGTCTGCGGCACGTCGGTCAGCACGCGCCACGGCAGCTGGGCGACGGTGCGCGCGAGGTAGGTGACGCAGGCCCACACGACCGCCTGGCGCATCGCACGCTCGGGCGTGACCGTTTCGCCGGCGGCGGTGGCGCCGCTGTAGACGAAGTTGATGGTGTCAGGGTCGTCGCGCTTCACCAGCGCTTGCATGCGAGCGATGGTGCGCTGCCAGAAGTTCATGCGCGGTTCCATGCGGTTTGGCGCGCGGACGATTCGCGGGCGAGCACGTCGTAGACGCTCAGCTCCTCGGCCGGCGGCGACTGCGCGACGCCGATCGCCATGACCGCGGCGAGCACCGAGTCGATGCGGCCGGATGCCTTGCGCTTGCTGAGCTTGCGGTTGCCGGCGTCGTCTTCGACGATGACGGCGTTGGCTGCGCACCAGGTGAGCACGGGGTGGCTGTTGTGCACGAGCTCGCCGGCGAGCAGCGCGGTCTCGAAGGCGTCGATGGCGGGCGCCATGTCGCGGAAGCCTTGGCCAAATTCGACAAGGGGTGGCAGCTCGATGCCGGCATCCTCGGCGATGGCACGAAGGTCGGCGATGCGCCAGCGGTCGTAAGCGACGGCCGCGACCTCGAAGTGCTCGCACAGCGCCGCCAGGCGCTGCAGCACGAGCAGCTTGTTGATGGCGGCCCCGGGCGTGGTGAGCAGGTGGCCGTCGCGCACCCAGGCGGTGTACGGCACCTTGTCGTCGCGCTCGCGCTGCTCGAGGTTGGCTGCCGGAACCCAGGCGTACGCGAGCAGGCGCCAGGGCTCCCCGGCGGCTTCCGGTTGGATGGCGAGCGTGAGCGCCGTCAGGTCGGTGGTGCTGGACAGGTCGAGTCCGGCGTAGACGCGGCGGCCGCGGAACTGGTCGAGCGTGTAGCGCTGCGCCGCCGGCATCCACACAGTGGGCGACAGCCAGGGCGCCTCGGCATGCGTCCACTGGCAGAAGTTGAGGCGGCGCACGAGCGACTGCTTGCTGGGCAGGTTGCGCGCCTCGGTGACCTGCTGGCGCAGGTAGTCGAGGCCGGGGAGATTGGCCTCCTGCAAGCTGGGGTTGGCTTTGGGCCAGCAGGTTTCGTCGGCGAAGGGGTCGTCGCCGTCGTCGAGGTTGCACACGAAGGCGAAGAAGGCGTCGTCGGCGACGATGCCGGCGGCGACCTGCAGCGCGTAGTCGTGATACTGGCCGCACGTGCTCGTCTTGTCGTGCCCGCTGTTCGTGATGGCGAAAAGCAGCGGCTGGCGGCGACTCTTGAAGCCGGCGCGCAGCATCTCGATGACGTGGTTGGTGGGGTGCTCGTGCAGTTCGTCGACCAGCGCGACGTGCGGGCGCGGGCCGCTCTGGCCTTGGTCGGCCGCGATGGGGCGGAAAAAGCTCCCCGTGGCGAGGTAGGCGAGGTTCCAGGTCTTTTCGCCGACGCCCGACGACGTCAGGCGCTGGGCCAGCGCGGGCGACTGCTGGTACATGGCGACGGCGTCGCGGAACAGCACCATGGCCTGGTCGCGCTTGGTGGCGGCGGCGTAGATCTCGGCTCGCGGCTCGCCGTCGGCCGTCAGCCCGTGCAGCCCGATGCCGGCTGCAAGCGGCGACTTGCCCGAGCCCTTGCCGGTTTCCACGTAGGCGACGCGGAAGCGGCGCGTGCCGTCGGCGCGGCGCCAGCCGTGCAGGCTGCCGACGACGAAGACCTGCCAGCCGAGCAGGCGGAAGGGCTGGCCCTCGAAGGCGCCGCCGTTGAGGTGCAGCACCTCCTCGAAGAAGGCGCAGGCGTGGTCGGCGGCCTGGGCGTCCCAGCGCAGGCCGCGGGCGGGTGCGGCTTCGAGGTCGCGCAGGTGGCGCGCCGCGGCGTCGCGCACGCCGGGTCCGGCGACGACTTCGCCGGCGGCGACGCGGCGGGCCCAGGCGGTGACGCGGCACGCCGGGGGCGTCGGTTTGCGCGAGCGCGAGGCCTTGCGGGCTTGGCGGTCGGGGGCGGTGGTGACGTCGGTCACGGGCCGAAGAAACGATCGGCGGGGCTGGCGCCGCCGAACATATCATCTTGCGGGTTGATGAGCACGCGCGTGCGCGCGGCGGGCGTCATGCCGAAGGCGTCGCAGAGCACCTTTGCCCGCTTGAAGGCCATGCTCTGGATGATGACCCAGGGGCTCGGGCTGAGGCTGCCGGTCTCGGCGTTGCGCATGATCAGCTTGTCGTCGCCGGTGTGGCCGGTCGCCAGGCGATGCTGGGCGGCTGCGACGCACAGCTGCTCGAGGGCGATGGTGTCGAGCTCGGTCAGCAGGCGCGCGCGGCGCAGCTTTGGCGCGAGCTCGTGCCAGACCTGCGCTGCCATGGGCGACAGGTGCGCGGGCGCGGCGAGGTCGTCCAGGTACTGCGGATCGGGCTCGCCCTTTGGGGCGGCGCGCTTGCCGCGGTTGCCTTCAATGAGACGCAGCGCGGTGGGCGTTGGCGGGCGTCCAGGCATGGGGCTGCCAGTGCGGGAATGTCGGGGCGGCGATGTGCTTCACGTAGCTCAAGGCGTCGATGTCGCGGGCGCTGAGGATGTGCCAAGACTCGCCGGCACGGAAGCGCGCGGGAAGGATGGCGCGCAGCTGGGCGTCGGCACTGGCGAATCGCGCATGCTGGCGGGCCTTGTGGCGCTTTGCGACCGTGGCCTGCAGGCGCTGGCGAGCTTTGCGCGCCTTGTCGGGATCCGCTTGGACCGTGAAGACGCCGGCCTGCAGGGCCGAGGAGTCGAACACCTCCCCCCTATCCATTTCGCGGCCTTGCGAGCGTGCATGCGAGATCGGTCCCGGCGGGG